ATGGGATGGCCCTGCCTTTCGTCAGTCGGTGCGATTGAGCGTCGGGCGCATCGCCTCGACGTAGTAGTTGCTGGACGACTCCCACCGGCGGTTGGNGTCCTGGCCGAGGGAGGTGTGGTTGCGGCGGGTCACGTCCACGACCTGCACCGTGCCGAGGGCGGTCCGGCCGAGGCTGTCGAGCAGCTCGTACACGGCGTCGGCGATGTCTTCGACGTCGCGCGGGTCATCGGGCACGCCGCGGCAGCGCACCTGCACGCCAATCGTGTGGTCGGCCATGCCGGGCAGGTCGTCGCCGAGCGGGTAGGCGGCAAGGGTGATCAGCCGGTCCGGCTGCTGCGGGATGGCGCGGATGACGATGGCCGTCTCGCCAGCCTGGTAGGCGCCGGTTGTGCGCCAGGCTCCGGCAGCTCCGCCGTGGAGCAGTTCGGCGATGCCGGTCAAGAGTTGGGAGGTCCAGCCGTCACCGAGTGCCATGTCATCCCTTCAGTGGCTTCCCAGCAGCCCTCGCGATGAGGGCGAGCATCACGTCCCGCTCCGTCGACATCGGCTGCTCCAGGAATTTGGGCTGCCTGCCGTCGTCGTGCCGCAACGTCATGTCCTCGTGCTGCCGGACGGCGTATGGCCTGTCGTAGGACACGGCGACGGTGCCGGAGCCGGGGTCGATGGTGACCTCGCCGGATCGCTCCAGGTCGCCTTCCTCGTGCGGGACGAGGGTTGAGGATTCCTGGAGTAGGTGTTCGGCGGCCAGTTCCAGGCCGTCCATGCTGGCGTCTGATAGGGCGGCTAGTACCTTGTCGCCGTCCCACTCCAGTGCGAACCCGTCATCGGCCACCGGCTACTCCAGGGACAGTTCGACGTGCTCCGGCAAGTCCAGGCCGTGTGCGGAGATGTCCGACCGGGCCAGCACTCGCGACGAGCGCCCAGCCCAGGTGACCCGGGAGCCGGGCGGGCAGACAGTGTCCGGTGGGCAATAGACAGTGGTGGACGACACCTGCTCGGTGCCGGCGGCGTCTTGTGTCTGCACCCGCACCAGGCGGCGGGTCTGCTCTACCACGCACGGCGTGACATCGGCCGGGTCGGCGAGCGCGTGACCGTAGGCGCCGGATCCCTCATACGCCTGCACGCTGACCGTTGTCGGGCTGGGGATGTGGACGGCGACGAATTCAGCCCAGTCCATACCAGGGCTCCTGCGGTCCGTGCCCGGTCAGTCCGGCGGCCTGGAGTGCCTGCCATGCCTGCGGCCACAGCCCGTTGATCTTGCTGGCCTGTTGGCTGGATCCACCAGCACCCTGCCCGCCACGCACCACGCTGACCTTCCCGATCGCGAAGCTCGCGGTCGGGGGCATGGCACCGGTGCCGGTGATGTCCCCGGCGGCGATCATCCCGGCGACCTGCTCACACGTGGCATCCCGCAGGGCAGCGATCACCTCCGCATCCGTCGCGTCGTAGACGGCGGTGAGTAGCGCCCGGTCGACATCCCTGCTAGCTCGGGTGAGCAGCAGCGCGGCGGACGCGCCGGTCGGCACCGTCACCGGGTAGGCGGTCAGCTCCGCCTCGGTTGCGTATGCCACGCTGCTGCCCTCCCTATTCGGGTTTCGGCCCGTACTTGTCGATCAGGTCGGCCTTGGTGAGCGCCTCGACCTCGTCCGGGTCGGCGCCGTGCACCCGGGTCGCGTAGCCGACCCATTCGGCCTTGACNGCCGATGGTGCGGGCGGCTCGTTCGGCGCGTCGGGCTCGGGTGGGCTGACCTCGACCACGCCGTACTCGTCTCCCAGGCCGCGCAGCGTCTCGGCCTGCACGATGTTGGGCACTTCGGCCTGCCCGTCACGGAAGCGCACCGTCCCGGCCTCGGTCCACACCTGAAGCTGCGGGTACCGGTCGCATCGGAACGCCATCATGACGTCGCCAGGCCGGTGATCTTGCCGTGGGTCTTCTCGTTGCCGTACTTGAGGCCGACCTCGCCGTAGAGCTGGCTGCGGTCGTTCGCCCCGGTGCGGCCCAGCGGCTCAGCGAAGAAGTGCCCCTTGCCGGGGATCTCCTGGTAGACGGGCATGCACTGTTCCAGCGACACCGCAGACAGCGCGTCGACGGGCATGTGCCGGTTGAGCATCAGGTTCAGCCGACCGAAGTCCGTCTCGATCGTCTGCACGTTGACTCCGGCAACGTTGCGCGACTGTTCCCGGTAGTTCTTGTTCGTAACGAAGATCGTCGTCAGGGCTCGTTTCTGGACGGCGTTGCACATCAGGGTCGCGGTTTCCGACTCCTGGATGCCGCCGTTTTCCCACACCGACTGGAGCAGGTCGAGCACCATCGTCTCGGTCAGCGCAGCAGCCGCCGCAGCGACCACGTTGGTGGTGGTCGCTTCAAGAATGCCGCGCGTCTTGCGGGCGGTCGAGTTGTCCGCCGGCTTCACGTATGTGCCCTGAATGAAGCTGTACTCGATGTCCCGCGCCATCTGCTTGAGCATCTGCTCGACCTGCCAGTCGAGCTCGTTGGTTACCGGGTTGGCTAGCGCGTTGTTGACGCCGGCCTTGGCTTGGACGGCGGCGAGTTTGGTGTAGGACACGCCGACGGTTTCGTGGTGGATCTGCACGATGTTGGACACGTTGGCGCGGACTCGGTTCTCCTCGGTTGGGGCATTCGCGCCCTCCAGTGCGGTGTTCTGCCCGGCCGCGCGTAGGTCGTAGGTCTGCCATTCGAACTCGTTGGCGTCGGTCTGCCCACCGCCAGTTAGGCCGCCGATCGCGGAGAAGAACGGGGTGTCGCTCGGGGTGAGCTGGTAGAGGACCCCGGTGTAGTTGGGCAGGTCGTAGGTGGTGCCGAGCCCGGTGATGCTTCCGGCCACGGTGTGCTCCTTAGGTCGAGAGAGCCCTGGACTCGGCCGGGGCCTACTGCGGTTGCTGTTGGTGGGCGGCCGTCAGCTTTTGGTTCTGCAAGCTGATGACCTTGCGCCAGTTGCCGGCCTTCTGTGCCTCGATGATCTGCTCGTCGAGGCTCATCGTTGTAGCGGTCGGTGCGCCGCCGAAGTGGCCGCCGGAGCGGGCCGGCAGCTGGGGCGGGCCGGCGGGCTGGGCCATCCACGGGTTCTGCGCGGCGATCGTCTGGATGGCCCAGGCGAGACGCTGCGCGTAGTCCGGGGCGGCCGGGTCCAGGCCGACGGCGGCCTGCTGCCATGCGGTCGAGCCGAGCAGCGCGGCTGGGTTGACCCCTGCCTGCCCGGCGGCGGTCCCGGCGTGCTGGGAGACGGTCGCGGTCCGTAGTTGCGTGTCCCGTTCGGACACCTGGATCCGGAGCCGCTCGATCTCCTCTCGGGCGGCCTTGGGCAGCCGGGACAGGTCGTAGCCGCCGCCGTCGTTGTCAGGCTGACCGGCCGGCGGAGGCGCCTGCGATTGGGGCGAGACGAGGTCCGGCGGTGCCCCCCGCTGCCCGGTCGGAGTGGGGTTATACGGCGGTGCGGGCGGCTGATCCGGCGGGGCCCAGCCTTGCGGCGCAGCGGGTGACTGATGCTGGGGAGGGGTGGGTGGCGGGCTGCCGTACGACTGCCCCGGCTGCGGCTGCGGCTGCGGCTGCGGGGCGGACGGTAGGGGCGGTGCCGGCGACGCGGGCGGCGCGGCGGGCGGCGGCTGCTGACCGACCTGCCCCGCGGGCGGGGCGGGTGGCTGCTGCGGCGGCGCGGCGGGCGGCTGCGGGGCGGGCTGAGTCACTATCGACTCCTCGGGTTGGGTGGTGCTGCCCCCGGACGGTCCGGGGGACGTCTATCGGGCGGCGCCGATCTGCTCGCGGGGGCGCTGCCGGATCAGCCCGGTCGCGTCGACGTGGGCGCGGATCGCGGCCTGAGCGGCGCGGACTTTCACCGCGGCGGCGCGACGGGCGGCCGGGTCGATCGCGGCGGCCTCGCGAAGTTTGGCGCGGCGTACCCGACGCTCCAGCTCCCGCAGGCGCTGCCGGTCACGGTCGCCTTGCGGGTTAGCGGTGTGGGCCGGTCGGCGGGTGGCGCCGGGCAGGTAGGCGGTCAGCCGATGCGTGCAGTTCGGATGCAACAGACCGCCTCCGATGGCCTCGTCGACGCTGCCGGCCACCTCGACGGCGACGGTGCCCTCGGCCGTGGCCGAGGCGACGTGCTCGGTGCGGCGCCCGGCCGGCCCGGACCGGGAGAGCACCGTGCCCTCCCACGGACGGCAGCGGGAGCACTCCTGCGGTGAGTCGCTGACCATGACCAGGTCGAGGCCGGCTGCGCCCAACCGGTCCAGATGGCCCTCCACGAGGGCTTGGGCGACGGTGGTGCGGGTGGCCATCTCCACGTAGGAGGCCAGCTGCCAGCGGCGGCCGGCCCGGTCGACGAACCCGGTGATGCCCTGGTTGAGTAGCTGCTCCCAGGCGACCTGGGCGGCGCGTCGGCGGCTGGCCAGGCCGGCGAGAACCTCGGGCGCGGCGGCGCGGGCAATGACATCCCGGTAAGCGTCGAGAGTCCAGCGCAGGATCCGCAGGTGCGTGCCCCGCAACGTCGACACCAGCGCGTAGACGAGGCGTTGCATCGCGGCAGCGCCGGGCATGTGGGTGGCGACGCGGGCCAGCTCGGCGGCGAGGCCTGCCCGCCGGGCGTTGACCATCTCTGGCAGCCCTGGCGGCAGTTCGGCCAGCTCGGCG